AGCGCTAGTCTCGTGGGCTCGGAGATGTGTATAAGAGACAGCGCAAATCTATTAGCGATATGCGCATAACCCCCTCCCGTAAGAAAGGAAGTGATTGGATGGCGGATTTAAAAATCAGAAATGAAAAAGTAGCTGCTGAGGAAAAACGATTGAATGAATTGTTTTTTGATTTGGCTGACGATAAGAAAAAAGTTGTATCGGGTCTGGTGACTCAAGCGGCACGATTAAAAATATTACTAGACGAAATGTGGATTGATATTTCTGAAAAAGGAGATTATGAATTATTCTCTCAGTCAGAAAATCAGATACCTTACGAACGGGAGCGGCCGGTTGCTAAACAATATAATGCACGAGATCAATCGTATCAGCGGATTGTCAAGCAGTTAACTGACTATTTGCCAGAAGAAAAACGAGATGCGGCTGCTTCTGCTGCGTTAGATGGTAGTGATCTTCTATGACGTTGCTACAACCTTACTTTTTTGATGAGTATGTGGATTTGTATGAACGGGGGAAAATTCCGTTTAACAAAGAGCGTATCCAGCTTGTCGAGTATCTCAAAAAGGAAGTCCTTCCGAGAGATGATTTGTATTTTGACGATGAGATGATTCACAAATTTATTCGTTATGCCGAAAAAAATTTTTTTCCGTTAGCTAAATATCAGAAATTTATTACACCTTTCATTTTTCTTTACAAAAAAGAAGATGACGAGGTGTTTTTTAATGAAATTTTGAACTCTATCGCGCGCGGGGGTGGCAAGAATGGTTTCATGTCTGCACGAGATTCGTTCTTTATTTCTCCACTCTATGGTGTGCGAAATTACGATGTGACTATTACTGCCAATTCGGAAAAACAAGGGAAAGTTAGTTTTAAAGAAGTCTATGAAACTGTTCAGGCGAAACGTTTAGAACAGCAGTTTTATTTAACGAAAATGGCAATCACCAATCGAGTAACAAATTCTGTTTTTAGTTATCGAACAAATAACCCAAAAACAATGGACAGCGCGCGTGACGGCTGCCTTGAATTTGATGAAATACACATGTTCGAAAATTCAGATATCGTGGATATCCAACGGAGCGGTTTAGGAAAAATTCAACATCCTCGCACCTTTTACAACGGGACGAATGGCCATGTGCGTGAAGGTTTCTATGACCGAATGTTAGAACGCGCACAGAAAATATTCACTGGTGAAAACAAGAACGACCGTTTGTTTCCATTTATTTGTAAACTCGACACGATCGAAGAGATGGAAAAACCGGAATTATGGTCTAAAGCGAATCCGATGTTCGAAGAAGATTCTCCTTACGCCAAACGCTTGTATCAAACTGTTATGGACGAATACCTAAAGTTAGAAGAAGAGCCGTCTGGTCGCCGGGAGTTTGTCGTCAAACGGATGAATTTTACCGAAGGCGATATGGAATCAGATATTACTACGCACGAAAAATTACTAGCTACTAATCAGCCGATTGGTGATTTAAAAGGAAAATCGTGTGTCGCCGGCTTTGACTATGCGGAAATTCGAGATTTCGCCAGTGTTGGGCTGCTCTTTAAACAAGATGAGAAATTTATCTGGATGCAACACAGCTTTGCCAGAAAAGAATTCTTAGACACTTTTAAAATCAAAGCACCAATCAAAGAATGGGCAGATAAAGGAATATTCACAATCGTGGATGCTCCTTCAATTTCTCCTCAACTACTAATTGATTGGTTGAATGAAAAACGTGAATTGTATCAGATTGAAATGGTGTGCGCCGATGGTTATCGAATGGACCTGCTACAACCGCTATTGGAAAAAGAAGGTTACAACTATGAATTCATTCGGAATATTCGAGGAGTCCAATCCAAAGTTGCTCCAATCATCGAAGATGGGTTTGCTAACGAAAAATTTATTTTTGGCGATGATCCATCAATGCGATGGTACACGAATAATAGCTACGCCAAAGTTGATAAATCAGGAAACAAAACATTTTTGAAAAAAGAACCAGTCCGGCGGAAAACAGATGGCTTCCACGCCTTTTTAGCTGCTTTATATAAAAGAGAAGAAATCGAAGACGTTGATTTAGAAGGCTTCTTTGATTTGATGGAGGACTGGGATTTTTAAGGCAGTGAAGGGAGGTGTGTGACTATTGGGAGTATTTCAATCGTTTTTTGATATTTTCAAAAAAAATTCAGAGATTGAATTAAGCTACGACTTTGACACGTTGATTGACGAATACAACACGCTGTATTTGAAGCATTTAGCAATCGATACCTGTGCAGAATTTATAGCACGAATATTCAGCCGGTCAGAGTTTCGAATTCGGAAAAACGGACAGCCGATCACGAACGAGTGGACGTATTTATTAAATGTACGCCCGAATCTGGATCAATCAGCTTCTTCGTTTTGGCAACAAGTCGTTTACAAGCTAATCACTGAAAACGAAGTATTGATCGTACTTTCTGACGATGATCAATTGTTGATTGCTGAAAGCTACGTTCGAAAAGAATATGCGTTGTATGACGATGTTTTTGAAAGTGTGTGGATGAAAGGCTACGAGTTCAAACGAAAGTTTCCGATGAGTGAAGTCATTTTTTTACAATACAACAACAACGACTTGAATAGATATGTTCGTGGATTGTACGAAGATTACGCTTCTCTCTACAACCGAATGGTTGAAGTAGCTATGCGAAATCATCAGATTAGAGCGACGGTCGGAGGCAAAGAAGGCCGAGGTTTTGATGACAAATTACAAAAGAAAGCTCAATCGTATATTGATAAACTGTACGAAAAATTTCGAAAAGACTCAGTTGCTATTATTCCAATGCAACAAGGGCTGGAGTATAACGAACTCACGAATACAGTTGGCGAAACTAATCAATCGATTGACGAACTCAAGAAATTGAAACGGCAGTTTGTCGATGAAGTGGCAGATATTTTAGGAATACCTTCAACAATTTTGCACGGCGAACTGGCTGATTTAGAGAGCGCCCAGAAAGTGCTTAATAAATATTGTGTGAAATCGTTGAACAAAAAAATTGAAGATGAGCTAAACGCCAAGACTATCAGCAAATCTGAGTACGTGAGCGGAACAGAAGTTAAAGTCGTAGGCGTTGATAAGAAGGATATCTTCGATTTGGCAGATGCAGTAGACAAGTTAATTTCAAGCGGCGGATTCAATCGAAATGAAATTCGCGAAGAAGTCGATTATGAAAGTATCGAAGGCGGAGATGAATTCTATATCACCAAAAATTATGAGAAAGCGAAAGGAGGGGAGGAAGTAAATGACGAAACTGGAAATTAAAGGAACGATTATCTCGAATAATCAAAAATGGATTTACGATTTATTTGAAATGGATAGCACAGCACCACGAGATATTATTTTACCTGAAACAAATGAACCGCTAGAGGTTGTGATTAATTCAGGTGGCGGTGATGTATATGCAGGTAGCGAAATCTACACAGTTTTACGCGCTTATGAAGGTGATGTGACAGTGAAAATTGTTGGGATTGCAGCAAGCGCAGCTAGTGTTATCGCAATGGCTGGCACGAGCATTGAAATTAGCCCGACTGCTCAAATCATGATTCATAATGTTTCGAGTGCTGCATCTGGAGATCACAGATCATTAGCACATGAAGCGGAAGTGTTAAAAAACTACAATTTATCAATTGCGAATGCATACATTGATAAAACAGGTCTTGAACGAGAAAACTTACTGGAGTTGATGAATCACGAAACTTGGTTGACTGCAGAACAGGCGGTTGAAAAGGGCTTTGCTGATAAAGTGATGTTCCAATCCACGGAAGCTCCGCAATTAGTAGCAAGTGTATCGCCAGTCATTCCGCCGGATGCAATTGCAAAATTGGCTGAGAAATTGAAACCCTCTGCAGAAATCAATGTTGACATTGATGGACTAGCAGATTTAGTAATCGAAAAATTAAATACCAAAGAAACGGAATCGAAAGAACCAGAAAATGCTGGTTTTAAACGATTCCTTTTTTAATACAAAAAAATAAGGAGGTCATACTGAATGACTATGAAATTATCCAACGAATTCAAAACGATTCGTGACAACTTTTTAGCGGCGGTTAACAATAATGAGCCTGCTGAAAAACAAAATGAACTATATGGAGCGATGCTTGATGAATTGTTAAACGAAGCAAAAAAACAAGCACGTGCTGAAGCAGAAGGGCTGATTGCTGCTAATCCGGCAGACGCTAAACTTTCTGCACGAGAACGGAAATTCTTTAATGCAGTTACCACTGACGTTGGCTACAAGGAAGAAAAATTACTTCCGCAAGAAACAATCGATCGCATTTTTGAAAACTTAACTACTGCTCATCCGCTATTAGCAGAAATTGGCATGGTGAATGCTGGATTACGCTTAAAATTCTTGAAGTCTGAAACAAGCGGAGTCGCTGTGTGGGGAAATATCTACGGCGAGATAAAAGGCCAATTAGATGCAGCATTTAGTGAAGAAGAAGCTATTCAAAATAAATTAACGGCGTTCGTTGTAATTCCGAAAGATTTGAAAGACTTTGGCCCTGCTTGGATCGAATCTTTTGTATCTACTCAAATCGATGAAGCTTTTGCAGTTGCTTTAGAAGCGGCGTTCTTAGCAGGAGACGGAAACGGCAAGCCAATCGGCTTAAATCGTCAAGTACAAGCTGGCGTGGCTATCACTGGCGGAGTATATCCCGAAAAAACTTCAATTGGTGATTTAACTTTTGCTGATTCTGCTACTACAGTCAAAGAATTAACGAACGTATACAAACACCATTCCACTGACGAAAAAGGTCGTGCTGTTGCTGTTGATGGCAAAGTAGTCATGGTTGTTAACCCTGCTGACGCTTGGGATGTTAAACGCCAATACACTTCTTTAAATGCGCAAGGCGTATACGTAACCGCTCTCCCTTATAATCTTAAAATCGTTGAATCTTTGGCACAAGTTTCCGAAAAAGTCGTTACTTTCGTTAGCGGACGTTACGATGCTTATATCGGCGGAGGAATCACATTGCGCAAATACGATCAAACGTTAGCAATCGAAGATATGGATTTGTATACTGCTAAACAATTTGCTTATGGAAAAGCAAAAGATGATAAAACGGCGGCTGTTTGGGGATTAAAAGTGAATGAAACGCCTGTCGACCCTACTCCGGAAGGGTAGTGAGAAGATGAAGTACACAATCCTTAAAAGTTTTAGGGATAAATACACCAAAGAACTTTACGAAAAAGGTCAGGAAATCGATTTACTTATGAAGCGTGCTAAGGAGATTGAAAAAAATCTTGGTAGTGGCTTTATTCAGAAAAAAGATTAGGCGGTGGAGCCTATGGAACAATTATTAAAGGATTTTAAATCGCGTATGCGTATCTTCCACAATGCAGATGATGACAATTTAGAAAATATTCTTGAGAGTTCAACTGCGGCAATAAAGCGTTGGTGCGGAAGTGAAGATATTACTAAGCCAGAAATTCGAGAATTAATCATTGAGCGTAGCAGATACGTTTACAATGATTCTCTCGAATTTTTTAATGAAAATTTTTTGTCCGAATTAATGGCCGTCTCTCTCTCGAATTATGTGGAGGAGGACGTTAGCGATGAAGAAACCAACGTTTGAGTATCAGAAGCCTAAAGTTAATAATGGTGCGATGAGAACGCCAGTTGAATTTTTTAGCTATAAGCCAAAACCAGGGCCGATGCCTGGTGAAGAAGAAAAACAGATTGCTTTTAGTTGTTTTGCTGAAATATATAATCCGTCGATGAAAGATTTAGAAATTTTAAACTCTAAAACGACTAAGCAGGCGGTTACAATTACTATCCGAGATCCGCAAGAAGACTATTTAGTCTCTAATAAACATTATGTGGAGATTTTAGACAGGCGCTATAGCGGAATCCGGTGGAATATTGCTGATGTTCGAAATGATTTTACGGATAATCGTTTCGTTACGATTCTTTTGGCGGTGTATGCCGATGAATAGCGTAGAAGTTAAAGGCGTAAACGAAACGTTAAAAGCAATGGAAAAAAGACTTGGTGATAAAAAAGTCCGATCGATTGCTCGCAAAGCAATCAATACCGGCGCTGAGAAAGTCGAGAAACGTCTGCAGTCTGACATGCTCGTTTTTAAAGATCAAGGATATACGATTGATGAAGTTGTTCGTAAAAATGCGACGTATAAAAATTACAATACTGAAGCAGAAATCGGTTGGAATGGTCCACATCAACGTTATCGATTAATCCATTTAAACGAATGGGGCTATACAAGAAACGGACGTCAGATTAAGCCACGTGGGTTCGGGGTTATCACGAAATCATTGAAAAATTCTGAACCAGTTTATTTGTCTACCGTGGAAATGGAGGTTAAGAAAAGCCTATGAAAGACATATTAATGATTGTTTACGAGGCACTAATTTCGAATGCCTACATCCACGATATGACTTATAACAGCGACTCAGAAGAATATCGAATTAAGTTTTATGAGCAACCCGAAACAGCTGATAAATCAGGTGCATTTATCACACTTCGGCCCGTTGATGTACCGAATGAGGCCTATCACGGTAGTGATCAAGAGCTTTCGATTGAGCATTTAATCCAAATTGATGTGGAATCAAAATATCGAGCGACTTCGAAACAAATTCAATACGAGATTAAAAAAGAAATGAAAAACTTAGGCTTTGGCCAAGTATCGGGGCAAGGATTAGACGAGTATTTTCCGGAAACAAAACGGTTCGTCGACGCGCGTCGTTATGACGGGAATACACGAATTTACGATACACAATATTAAAACAGAATAACAGGAATCAAGACACGAAAAATCGTGTCTTTTTTTGTTGTCAAAAATTAAGAAAGAGAGTGATTATATTGACACTTGTAGGATTTAAAAAAATGACAATCGGGGTTTTCGATGAAAACGGGAAAATTCCAACAGCAAATTTAATTGTAATTGAAGGAAAGCAAGACGAAGGAGCTACTGTATCGGCTGAAATCAGTGGTTTGTCTAAAGAAGCATCTAAAGTGTACGGTTCAAATATTCCTTATTACATTTCTCAAAAAGGTACGGGCGATATCTCAGCAAACTTTGGCTTACTAGATTTACCTGATGGCGCAAATGATAAGATTTTGGGATATAAAGTCGACGATACCAATGGATTTAGCTTCTTAGGTGAAGACACTGAACCACCGTATTGTGCCGTACTAATGGAATCAGAAGATTTAAGTGGTGAAACTGCTATGCTTGGTTTGTTTAAAGGCAAATTTAGCCGTGAATCGATCAACTTAAATACAACAACTAACGAAGCCTTTGAGCCTGAGGCAGAAGAATATGTATTTTCTGCAATCGCAAATGATGCAGAAGGTGAAGCTAAAGGACAATCACTAGTGAAATTCAGTGGCGATGATGAATCTAAAATCACTGCATTGAAAGCATTAGTATTCCCGACAGCTGTAGTTGGAGGCTAAAACAGAGAGGACTAAACCAGTCCTCTTTTTTATTTTGTAAATTTTAGGAGGAAATTATAGATGGCGAAAGTAAGACTTGAGTTAGAAAATGCAAAAGGCGAAAAAGTAGTCCACGAAAAAATGAAAGTCAAAGGTCGTGCGGTCCGTAAAGCTATCCAATGCAGTCGGAAAATGTATGCAAAAGACGCAGACATGGGTACGCAGTTAGACGCTTTGATTGAATTAGCTGTGGAAGTCTTTAATGATAAAAAAGTTACAGAAGACACAATTTTAGACGGGATTGAAAGCGATGAATTATTCAACGCTTTAAACAAAGTCTATATGGATATTTTAGGAATCAAGGAAGACGATTCCACTGATGAAAAAAAGTAAGCCCTGAAGAAGCAGAAGAAAATTATTTTAATCTTTGCAGGCAATTAATTGAAAACGGTTGGACGTTGGAAGATATCGAAGAAGCTGACTTTGAAGCTCTCATTCAAATTGTCTGTTCGGAACCCAAGAAAGAAAAATCAAAAGAGGTCGATTTGAAAGACTTCGTTAAATCAATTTAGGAAAGGAGGAAAATTATGGCAAATGGAAAACCGCTTGGGAATATGATTATCAAGTTGGATTTGAATAGTTCTGCCTTTTCTAAAGGGTTGCAAGGCGCTAAAAACGCGGTCAATCATCAGATGAAAGCAATGAAATCGCAAATGCAAGTCATGAATTCGTCTGGTGATAAACTAGGCGCTTTAAAAGCGAAATATGACGGCTTAGGCAACGTAGTCCAAGCGAACGAAAAACATATCGAAAAGCTAACAAAAGCTTATAAGGATAGCTTTGACGAAAACGGGAAAGCAACTGCTTCCACGACAAAATATGCAAACGAATTGAACCAAGCACGAGCGCGTTCTGCTAGTTTTACAGCACAGATGAAAACAACGACGGGCCAAATGGCTCGTATGAAAGTCGAAACAGAAGGCTTTACTGGCAAACTCAAAGCACAATCTGATCAGTGGATTAAATCGGGTAAGAAAATTGAATCTTTCGGTAAAAAAATGTCTAGCATAGGAAGCACATTGACCATGTCTGTTACAGCGCCGATCGCTGCTGGTTTTGGTGCCGCAACTAAAAAAGCCGCTGATTTTCAAACTCAAATTGGTGGAATTGGCCCACTGCTAACAAACGGTGGAAAACTAACCGCAGAATATCGCAATCAGTTAGATCAAATGTCCGATAGCTCGAAAAAATGGGCAAAGCAATACGGTGTTTCTACCACTGAAATCAATAATGGTTTGTCAGAAGTTGTTCGTAAGGGTTATGACGCGAATCAAACGCTTGGTGTAATGCCTTCTATTTTAGATGCTACCAAAGCGTCCGGGGATGACTTCAACGATGTAATGAATGTAACTACTGAGGTAATCAGTCAGTTTAATTTAAAAGGCAAAGATTATAATAGTACTGTTAAGAACGCAACACGTGTGACGGATGCGTTGACTTATGTGGCTAATGCAACTTCTGCTGGTTTCTCAGATTTAGGACTAGCGATGGGGTATGTGGGACCAGTAGCGAATAGCTTAGGCATGGATGTAGAAGAAACTGCTTCTGCAATTGGTCTGCTAAGTGATGCTGGTATCGGCGGAGAAAAAGCTGGGACCGCATTACGTGGTGCATTAACTCGTTTATTGAAGCCATCAAAACAAAACATTGCCGGATTTGAAAAACTAGGTATTTCTGTAGATGAGTTTAAAAATGGTACGTTAACTCTTCCAGACATGCTGAATAAGATTAAACAAAACACTGAAGGTTGGACGGATGCACAACGTACTTCTGCGATTGCATTGGCGTTTGGTACCGAATCTCAATCAGCGATGAACGTATTAGTTGGGCAAGGCGGTGACGCGTTAAAAGGGTTAACTAAAGAAACTTACAACGCAAATGGCGCCACTAAAGAAATCGCTAAGTCAATGAATGATTTGCCGGCAAATAAAGCGGCCAGATTTAAGGAATCACTGAATGTATTAGCAATTACCGTTGGAGAAAAATTATTACCAGCGTTTACGCCTTTGTTAGAAAAAGCCACTCAGATGATTAATAAATTTTCTGAAATGGACGATGCTACGCAGAAAAATATTATTAAGTGGGGATTAATGGCAGCTGCCGCAGGTCCGGCGTTGAAATTATTTGGAACTGGCGTCACTGTGATTGGTAAAACACAGACTGCAATTGGGAAATTAACCGGCGGGTTAGTTGAATTGGCTGCTAAAGCCGCCGAGAAAAAAGCAATGGCAAGTTTTGCTACTTCTGTAACTACTGCTGGCACAGCTTCAGCAAGTGCAGCTGGAGCTAGTGGTGTTGCTGGCTTAGGAACAGCGATCGCTGGATTAGCTGTCCCTGCAGCAATCGGTGTAGGTGCAATCGGAGCAATCGGGTTAGCGTTGTATGCTGGAAAAAAAGCGTATGATGAACATCAACTTTCTGGCGCTAGATGGGGAACGAAAGTAACTGAGTCGCAAGATAAGGTAATCGGTAAGTCTAGTGAATTACGTGAAAAAGGCGTTCAGTATATGAACGAGTACCAAGACGGTGTCAATACCAATGCTGAAAAAATCAAAAAGGCAAATAAAGGTATTCAAGACGCGATTGAAGGAACTCTGGAAAAAGAAGAAAAACGCCGTGAAAAGATTACTAAATTAAGTTTTTTGGATGAAGAAACAAAAGCTTGGTATGAGCAAGTTGTTGCTGCACAGAAAAAAGTTGATGAGAAAACAGCCGAAACGGTTAAAGCACAAATTGATAAGATTAACGGAATATACAAAAATGCTTCTGATAATAATCGACAATTATCTGATCAAGAAATGCAGTATATTAGATCGTCATACGCTAAGTTATCTGATGATCAATTAAAAGCAGCTGGTTTTACTAAGTCGCAGCGCTTGGCAATCGAAACAGCTTATCAGGATGATTTGTCGAAACTCAGCAAGAAGGAAATTAATACTCGAATCAGTAGCATTGAAGAATCATTAGATAAAGAGAAATCATCTTACGAAAAACAGCGGAAAGAAATTGAAAGCAATGAGTCTCTAAGTTATACCATAAGGGCACAGTTGTTAGAAAATCTAGAAAAAAACTACAAAGAAAAAACAGGTAATATGATTACGGCATTGGCGAACCTGCAGGAACAAGAAGGGACACAGGTTCATGAGATTGCTGGTATTTGGGAAAAGTATGGCTTCACAGTTGAAGAAGTATCTGCCTTAGTTGCAAGTAGTGTTAAAGATACATCAAAAGACCTTAGCCTTTTCGCAAAAGGAACTTCCGATGCCGATATGCAATGGAACGCTTTAAGTCTTGATCCTAAGACTGGTGAAGTTAAAACAAACATGACTGATGTTTTAACTGAAATCGCTCAGACTGATGAGGGCTGGAATCAGCTCAAATTCATGGTTAAGGAAGCTAAACTAACTTCTAACGCCAAAGAAGAAGTCGCAATTGCTATGGGGGAAGTTGGAAAATGGGATCAACTATGGCCAACTGAAAAACTACTACTTTGTGATGGCGATGAAGCTAAAGTTGAACTTTACGACGGTATTAATGCCATGGGCGCGTGGGACCAATATGTTTTAGATCGTAAATTATTAGGAATCGATAATGCGGATGCTGTTTATAATCTTTTAACAACTCAGGAACAGATGAATCAGTGGAATGCTCTACCAGTAAATCAGAAAAAGTTATTAGCTGACAATACAGACTTAACAGAAAAAATATTTTCTTCGAATGAGTCCTACGCAGCATGGACTCAAGTTCCAGACAACATTAAATATATGCTAGCAAACGATGAAGATCTAAAGACTAAAATACAAGATGGAACTTTAAGCGTGGATCAGTATAATCAAGTGCTACCTCTGTTGAAACAAATGTTTGGAGAAAACTATGATGTTCTTGCGAAAGGTAAACAAGCTAAAGACGACATAGATGATTATAACAAAAATCATAATCCTGCAAGTAAAAGTCTTAATGCTGATAATTCTGATCTACTAGCTAAAGAAAAATTAGCTCGCGAAAAACTTACCGGACCCGGTGGATACAACGGTATTGAAATACCTGAAAAGAAATTAAAAGCCAACGACAATGTGACGCCTAATGTAAAAAAAGCTGTTGAATCTTATCAAGAAGTATCTCGACTACAGGATAAGACTATTAGCTTTAAGTTCACTGCGTTTCTTGACAGTACTTGGGATAAAATTAAGAAACTAATTGAAAGCACTGATACATCGAAAATAAAGCATGGCTATGCGAATGGTACCAATTACCACAAAGGCGGACTTGCTCTAGTTAACGATCAAACAGGAGCGAGGTACAAAGAGCTTGTCAAACTTCCAAACGGTCACGCGTTTATTCCACAAGAACGAAATACATTGCTTGATTTACCACGTGGTTCAGCTGTTTTAAAGGCTTCTCAAACAGCAAAACTATTTCCTCGTTACGCTGAAGGAATTGGAGCGGTAGAAGTAGGAAATCCACAAATCGCTGAATTGATTCGAGTAATCAATGAGCTGATTTTAACGTTTAAAACTATGCAACCACAAACCACTGATTCCGATACAGTGGGAACGATGACTGAGAAATCGGTTGTACCTGGTGTGCAAGGATCCGCAAGTGTATCTGCAATGACGCCAGACCAATTGATTGCACAAGGCGAACAGTACATCACAATTGGCTCAATGTGGATGACTAATCTCATGAATGGCTGGAATTCAATTGTCCCGCAGTACATGGCAAGCGAAACACTATTTATTTCGGACTATCTAACGCAATTGAGTAACCAAAACAATCCGAATTATTTGCAGGGTGTCACTTGGAATAGAAACTTGATGAATGGTTGGAACAGTTTAACAGGAACATTCATTAATCTAATCAAGACGTTCTGTAACCAAGCGATGACAACTCTTCGGAGTTACAATGCGCCTATGTACAACAATGGTCGTGCATGGCAACAGAACAATTTAAATGGTTGGAATTCGTTATATGGTTCATTTATTTCGAGAGTTAACCAGTTGGGAAATGACTCAATTAATAATCTTCGTTCTAAAAATGGTGGTTTCTATAACGCTGGGCGCTTCTTGATGCAATCGCTAATTAACGGCCTAAATTCAATGGGCGGCTCTCTCTCAGCAACCATGAACGGTGTCGCAAACAAAATGGTCGGCGGGATTGGTAAAGGTGTTAATGGTGTTATCGGTGGAGTGAATTATGTACTGAAAGAAGTCGAATCTGACAAGAAACTTGGCAACTGGACTGTTCCACAATACGCAAAAGGGACAGACGGCCACCCCGGTGGTTTAGCACTAATCAATGACCAAAAGGGCCCTGTACACGAAGAATACGTACAAATGCCAGACGGTCGTGGGTTTATCGCTAAAGGGAAAGATTTGTTAGTGAATTTGCCTAAAGGCGCACAGGTATTGAATGCTTCATTAACTAAAAAATTGAAGAATAGACTCGATATTCCGCACTATGCAAATGGGACGGATGATTTTGATATATTTGATTTGATTGATGATGAAGGTGCTTTTAAAAAGCTTGTAGATGGACGAGTTGATTATAATAGCATTTTAGAACCGTGGAAGAACATGACAAAAGCTGGCGTTAAATTAATGACTAGCGCCGCTTATCCATTCGTGCAGAAGGAAATAGAAGAGAACTTCTCAACCGGTGAATTTGATGGTTCTATTTTCCAAGGAGAAGGGAATTTCAACGGTGTTTATGCGTATCTCGTGGATGTAGCCAAAAAGGTTATGGCTAAATTCCCTGGATTGTATCCGACTTCCGGTTATCGCCCGGGAGATGTTTATCATCACGGAAAACATCAGGCGATTGATATTTCTGGTTATCCGGTTGGCAGTCCTAGATATACAGCAGCTGCTAATTATGCGTTTGAGAAATTTCCTCGCGATGTCGGGTATGTAATTACCAACGGCCGAGTGCGTGATAGAATTGGTTATTCCGGCACAGGTATTCATGACGGTTGGGCAACTTGGCCAGATGGCGATCACTTTGACCACGTGCATATTTCTGGTTCGAAAGGTGCCGGGGACATTTTTACAGGAGGGTCTAATTCTCCTAGAAAGAGTCCAAAACCTACAGGGAGTCACGAAAATTGGATGAGATTAGCTGGTTTTAAACCATCTGAATATAGTGCAATTAATTACATCGTTAACCACGAATCAAGTTGGAATCCTTCCGCTACTAACCCATCTAGTGGTGCTTACGGACTGCCTCAATCTTTACCAGGAAATAAGATGGCATCAGCTGGTTCAGATTGGCGAACTAACCCAATTACACAATTACGATGGATGCGTGATTATGTGAACGGTCGATACGGTGGCGCAAATGGCGCACTGGCTTTCTGGAAAAGAAATCACTGGTATGCTAATGGCGGGCTAATCAACAAGGATGGATTATACAGAGCTGGCGAAGGAAACAAACCAGAAATGGTTATTCCACTAACCCGTAAATCAAGAGCAATCGAATTGATGGGCCAAGCATTGGCATTCATGGCTGGGGATAAACAGCCTAACTCTCAATCGACTTCTTCTGATAACACTGCGGAGTTAGTAACATTAATTAAACAACAACAACGGCAGCACAGTGAACTGATGCGGATATTAAAAGCTATCTTATCAAAAGATAACGGTATCACTACTGATGCGGTTGGAAAAGCTGCTAATGATTTCTTAGGCGGAGATTTGAGCAAATTAGGGTATACAACAGGAGGTGCTTTCTAATTGTTTTACAAATTGCTTTTTAACCAAAATGGTAGATTGTTTGATCCGCAAGAAAATGGAAAGATAATCTGCAAAGAAATAAAAAGACAAGCGCCTATCTACGAAGTGAAATATGAAGATTTCGAGGGGACGAACGGAAGTAGAGAAGTCAATGCTTCTTTTCGTCCTTTTGAATTGGTTCTTACATTCGATATTTTTTATAAAAATGAATACGATAAAGAATTAATCATCACAGAATTACATCAAATTGTTTTTCCTGGTTTTCAATTTTATATAACGCATGAATTAAGTCCGGGAAAACGGTTTAAGGTAAATCCGTCAAATTTCGAACTAACGGAAGAAGAAAATGATTATTCAACTATCGAAGTTACATTCGATGTCCCTTCTGGCTGTTCAGAATCACTTTCAACCACACTCTCTGAATTTTCGTTGGACGATGAGTGGCAGTTTTCTCAAAACTTAGAATCTGCAGATTATGAATACGAGTTTGGAGTTAGTCGTTTTCAAGTGTTCAATGCAGGAGATTTCACGATTGATCCACGTGGGCATGACTTGAAAATCACGTTAAAAGGTGAGTCACTAGGCAATGCGGCAATATTCAATCGAACGACTGGCGAGCGGTTTATTTATTATCCTAGTTTTTCGAATAACTTAGGTCAAACAGTTAGTATCGATCGCGTGTATCCTAAGCTAAATGGTGTCCATTGCGGAATCGATACAAATTTAAGTTTGATTACATTAGTTCCCGGCATTAATGAGATAGAAATACAAAATGTGGCAAACGTGAAATCGTCATGGGATTTCCGTTTCTTGTACAAGTAGGTGATACGGTGACAGATATCATCATTCAAAATTATGAAAAGACAAAGAAAGAAATCCTTGTTGATTATGACAAGGATTCTTTTGTTGAAAATTGGCAACAGAATGAAACTTGGGAAGTCAGTTTCAATGTTTCAAGAACTGAAATAAATGGCTATACGTTTGACTTAATTGATTATGAAAACTCAGTTATATTTAATGGTCAAGAATTCATAATTAAGTCAATGGAACTTAGTGGATTAGGATCAATGATAACTAAAAATGTTACAGCAACGCACATCTTCTATACAGTTCAAGATGGGTTTCAATACAATACGATATCAGGAACTCGAGCTATTAATGAATTACTAACACATGTCTTTAACGGTGCTACCGGGGATATGGGTTTTCAATGGGAAGTAGTAAATCCTCTAGGGAAAATCGGGAGAGTAGAACAGGAAAATTTCGGAAATGCGAATTACCTCAAACTAATTGAGGAAATAATGAGCGATTATGATGTGGTAATGGTACCCGATAATAAACGCATGACATTCTATTCTCGTTCAGATTTTGGAAACCAAATTCAAGAACAAATACGCTATAAATACAATACTGATTCAGTGAAGTTTGATATTGATACGTATGCGCTAAAAACTCAAATTAGAGGTTTTGGTAAGAAAAAAGATGATGGAAGTTATTACTTTTCTCCAATCACCTACACCTCCCCAGAATCAGAAAAATGGGGCATCCGTATTCAGGATCCTGTGGAAGATGAGCGCTTTACGGTTGCTGGGAACATGATGGAACGACTAAAAAAAGATTTACAAGATTATCCTTCAATCAGTGGCTCAGTAACCTTAAAATGGCGAATTACTCCACAAAAAGGAGACTATGTTCCTTTTATTTACGAACCATTAAATATCAAAACTTATATTCAAATAGTGGGAATTAAGACGTATCCTGCATTGCCTAATAAACCGCCTGAAATCACATTATCAAATACAAAAAAAACAATGACATCAATACTAGCGAACTTAGCTAGGAAAGGAGTGATTTAGTGGAACTACTAAAACTCATTAAAAATCGGATTTCAACAGAATGGAAAAAAAAGTTTAATGATAATGTAGATATTTTGAACGGCATTACACGTGACCAGAATCAGAAAATTGAAACCACAAATAAACGGCTTGATAACCTGGTTCTGCATTCGGGTGGCGATTCTCCAAATGAAGTAGTAGATGCACGGGTGAATAACCGTGCGCAACAATTTGATACCCTTCAGGGAAGATTGCTTGCTTCTGAGTGTACACATGATTCAGATATGGCGGAGACACGAACGGAGTTAGAAGATCAGAATGTGAGTATTGGTGAAATTAATAAAAAGCTTGATAAAATACTCGGCGAATATGGAGGTACACTTACTATCTATGTTTCAACTGAGCGAGGGGATAATAGCACAGCTGATGGGACTCAGGCATTGCCGTTCAAAACGATTCAAGCAGCAGTAAACACGATACCACTTTTAACACCAAGTCAGGTGACTATTCTCATTGAGGATGGGACCTATTTAGAAGATGTTCGTTTTCGAAACATTTATTCAGGAGGTATCTATATTCGATCAGTCCAAGACACAACAAATTTAGACCCTTCATCTACGGACTGTCCTGTTCGTGTTCGTTCAATTTCATTTGTATACTGCACTGGTTATCTTCAAGTACGAGGAATTCAATTTGTAGACCAGGGGAATGCACCATCTACTGGCAGTACACGATATTCGCTCTATCAAGAGCAGGGTGGATATATGAGTCTTGCTAAGTGTAAGTTTGCTGAAAATACCAAGTCGATATCCAATCATAAAACCATTTATGTCGGAGGAAGTTCAAAGGCAACAATCGGTTCTGATACCACCTTTATTAATCAACTAATGTGTGTTTATGTACTAGGAATGGCAGAAGCAAATATTTCTGGAATTAAGGGGTCTTCAAATACAGAATTCTTAGTTGTATGGAACGGTACCGGAAGAATACCAAGTGATTTAAATATCGCTACAACAAATACTAGAACGATCGAAAGAGGATTGATTTTAACAAAGGGGTCGGTGATGTAATTGTTCAAAACAAGCGAAGAAATAATTGTGATTCAAGCAGAAGCAACCACCCCTGTAAATACAGGAGTGGTTTTTTGGTCCCATGACAAAGGGACTGCTAAACTGATATTTCGGTTAAAAAAAGATCATATAAATCAAAACTTATCTCAAGGGACAATTGTTCCGATCCTTTTAGAATTTAATTCAACCACAGCAAGTAATGGACGAGGACGCCATATTTATCATGCGGTAATTGAGGATGTTTTAGAGGGGATAGTTTCCATTGTTTTAGAAGATAATATTTTGGGGTACGTTGGCCGTGTAGATGGTTCGGTTTATATTGAGTTACCTGATTCGCGATCACTTGATACTGCCGGCCGGTTTACTTTTGACATTAAACGAAGCCCTATCGATGAAGATGTTCCTGAATTGGAAGATTATTATTGGCAAGGTTTCAACGAGATTATACAAGAATCAAAACGTTTAATCGATCAAGTAGAGAGTGATTGCAAAATTGTTCTGGATAATCTTAATTCGAAAGTTACTGTATTAGAAACTCAAACAACAGATATTAAGAATAAGCAAGCAGAAATCCTAAAATCGATCGAAGAACACGATGTGTTCACTAAACAAGAAAGCTCTGTAAACGTGATCAACCAAGTAGCTGGAAACGAGTCTTCAATTATTCCTCAAGTACTTAATGTCGATGGTAATAATGTTAAAGCAAGTAGACTGGATAACGGTGTGCTAATTGAATTCAATCAGCAAGATTATATTGATTTACTAAGTAAAAATAGCGCGGTAAGAACTGAAAGTTTAATTAATGGCCAGAGTGCAGAAATTGATTTTAGTTTTGACTTAATAAAGATTATTGAAGAACTCTATCCCTATATGTTTAACGGGTTAACAACATCGTCTCAAAAATTAGAAATGCTTAAAAGTGTACTGAAAGCTATTCGAGTGCCGCACACAGCAAGAGGAAGAGTCTCATCAAAATTTGACTGGTTCAATAATTACGTATCGAGTTGGTCAAATATAAATTTAGTCAATACCAGTTCTGACTTTATAGAAAAGATATATGAAGTGAAAGAATTTACTGAATCTACTTTTGGAAGATTGTTTGGAAACACAGGTACATTCAAGTGCCGTTTATATTCTGGAAGCGTGTCAGATGGTTCCAATACGTCATGGATTGAAGTCAAAGATCTACGATTAATCATTGACATTGAAACGTCAGCAAAAAAGATAATTGACTATGCTATCGCGGCCAATCACGTAGAAAACTTAGCAACTCAAGCTGAGGCAGAAGCAGGTGAAGACAATACAAAAACGATGACTCCGCTTCGTGTTTTTCAATCGATTGCACAGTGGACGAAAAACAAGTTCATATCTCTGACAGAGAATGAAACAGTTTTAGGGATTAAGAACTTTGCAAATGGACTTCAAGTTGGCGGAAACAACGTACTTTCTCAAAATGGCGAAATCCGTTTTGTTACCAACTCTACCAACAATTCTTCACTTGAATCGGGCTCAATAGTTTTCAAACGGTACGGTGATGATGTAGATATCTATGCAAATTTCCAAGTCAGAGCAAGTGGGGATTTAACAAGGGATATGAATATTGTAGCTGAATCTATTGTGGATGATATTTTTGAACCTGGAGAGAATTTCAGCTTTTTTGTTGGGAGTGAAACAGCTCAAGCAGTCGTCAAGTTTGTTGGGAAAGGAATCAAGGCGCACAGTACGTTAACAAAAGGCATCTGGTATGTTGGAACTGCATCATATAAGGCAAAAAACAAATTGTAGGAGTGAGTGATATGAAATTAATTTACAAGGTATTATATCCGATTGGATATGAAATACACGAGGTAGCAGATGATTTCCCAACTTCTATTCCATTTGTGGAAGTCGAACCTATTCAAAATTTAGAGAATCCGCAGTCGCAGTTTTTCAATTTTGCAAAAAATGTTTGGGAAGAAGTTGTAACCCAGAACTTTAACGAAAAGCTCGAATTAATAGAAACACTTAATCAAGCTATTCAAAAGCAGAATGAAGAGTTGAAGATTAAAGATAAAGAACAAGAAACTCAGTTAACTGATACACAGTTGGCTTTGGCAGAAGTGTACGAAATGTTAATTCCTGCCGATGCGGCGAAGGGGGATATGTAAATGGCGAATATTTACGTGAATTTGATCCGGAAGGGATTGAAGACTATTGAAGAAGTTCCTAGAACAATCAGAAATGAAGTACAAGCAATCCTTGATGCAGAAACTGCGGATTAGGATTGCTTTTTATTTACTCAGAAGGGAGGTGGAAGAAATGGCCGTAGTATATGCGACTTTAATTATTAAAGGCAAGAAGACGATTGAACAAGTACCAGGTCTAATTCGCGAGCAAGTGAAAGAGATTCTAGTAGATATGGATTTGCCAGAATTGGCAGAGTAACAATTTAGCCTCGTTTTTAACGGGGCTAATTATTTAGTTGGAAGGCGGGGGAGTTTTGAAAGATGATACTGCACAAGATGTTATTGAGCGCTTAGTGCGCATTGAAACAAAACTTGATAATTACGAGGCATTGAGAGAGAAGGCGGATGCTGCGAAAGATGTGGCGGATCACGCATATTCTATTGCACTCAACAATGCTGATGACATCAAAGAAATTAAAGCAAACAATAAATGGTCATGGGGTTACATGATCGGTTTAGGTATTACTATATTAGGCTATTTCTTAACGAAATTATAGGGGGGTTTGAAATGATTTTACCGGACAAGTATTACCAAATTATTAAATGGGCGGTTCTCACAGTGTTGCCAGCTGCATCTGTTTTAGTTGGCACACTTGGAAAAGCATACGGTTGGGGTGGCGCGGATATGACTGTGCTAACAATTAATGCTGTAGCTACTTTTTTAGGAGTAGTTACAGGTGTCTCGGCATACAATTCGAAAAAATAGGAGGAATCACATGAAAAAGAAAATTACGTTACTGAGCCTATTTATGGCTCTTTTTTTATTGCCGATTTTCCCAGTGAATGTGGATGCGGCGAAAGGTGATCAAGGGGTTGACTGGGCAATCTATCAGGGAGCACAAGGACAATTTGGTTATGCGCATGATAAGTTCGCAATTGCTCAAATCGGCGGATACAACGCTGGTGGACTCTACAATCAGTGGACGTATGAGAGCCAAGTGAATTCAGCTTTAGCTCAAGGAAAACGTGCGCATACGTATATCTGGTATGACACTTGGGGAAGCATGAGTATCGCGAAAACTACGATGGATTATTTTTTGCCAAAAGTGAAGACACCAAGAGGATCAATTGTCGCACTAGACTTTGAACACGGAGCTAGTGGGAACAAGCAGGCGAATACGGATACTATTTTATACGGTATGCGAAGAATTCGAGACGCTGGGTATACGCCAATGTATTACTCGTACAAACCGTTTACCCTTCAAAATGTTTATTACCAACAGATCTTAGCAGAATTCCCAGATTCACTTTGGATGGCTGCGTATCCGAATTACAACGTTACTCCTTATCCAGTGTGGTCCGTATTTCCTAGTATGGATGGTGTGGGCATCTATCAATTCACTTCCACATATGTTGGCGGCGGATTGGATGGTAATGTCGATTTAACTGGAATTACCGATAACGGATACACAACACTGCCTGCTCCAAATCCATCTGAAGCAACAGATATCTACCATGCTGGACAGAATTATTCGGTAATGGAAGTCGGGAACGGTAAAGGTCACGTTGATGGATTCGGCGCAATGGCTGGGAAAATTAAAGCAGAAGGATGGAGTACTCGTACTTACAAACATCAATATGCCTTTATTCTCGATCGTACAACGGGTAAAGAATTGAAACGGATCAAGTTGAAGGACTTACCACGTGCTGACGCTGCAAAGGTTTATAATCGGAATGATACTGCAGGCTTCCAGATTGAGTTCAATCAAAAGGATGTTGCAGGTCATTCAATCATTATTATGATTCGCAGCACAAACGATACCGACGGAGACACAGACGGAGGATTCAATGATTTAACTGAAACTCGTTGGTATTTAGACGTTTAATCCTCAAGACTTTTACAAAACTCGCTGGTATCACGATATTAAGTAAAGTAAACACCCTCTACAGCCTTAGTTGGTTGTGGAGGGTTTATTTTTATATTTTCATCATTTCAAACTCCATCATAATCTTCGTCTTGCCAATCACCGCATATTTCTTCACCACGAACTGTTTCCTACTATTGTACTCGCCAGCAACAGCGATCCGCATTCCATCCTCTACATCTGCCAAAAAAGATAGTGAGTGTGAGGCAATAAGACATGACTGATTATTCAGCTTAAAATAGACAAGGGGGCGTTCTGAAAGCTTTAATATTTTAATACTAGTCACTAAACCACTCATGCTCATCATTTAAACCACTCCCATATCTAAGAATATAAAAATCGTCATTGTGAAAGGCGTTTGCTTTCATACAGTAAAACTCAAAACATTTTTCTCCGACCTCAAAAATGCTATTTGGTCCGAAATCCCACAATAAGTCTTGTAATGTAGAAAAAGGTATGTAGCCTTGTTCGTAGAGCAAAATAGGGTTCATTTCAGCTCACTCCATTTGTGCCAGTCGTACAACTCTACATGTCGTATTTCATCGTAATCTACTTTTTGATCATCAATGTAGATTCCTAATTCGTCATAGCCTTTTATCATACCTACCACATCATCTAAATATTTACCTTCCATATCTAGCTGTTCTAGCTGAATTGCGACAGGGCGTCTTTTTAAGCGAGCATGCTCTAGAACGTGTTGTATTTCGTGAGAGTACATCTGTGGCTTTTGTTCATTGACTCGTGATCGTTCAGCAACATCTTTTTGCATTGCTGCAGTGTGATCGGATAAAAAGAATCCTGTCAACCATTTCAACATGCCCCTATCCTCATAAACGCTTTTGGCCTCTAAAAAAAGCTTTTCTGCTGACTCATCATCATAAATCATAACCTTCACCTCACCGATATTATACGAACGTTTGTTCTGGTTTGTAAAGCGAACAGTTTCTTAAATCTGAAAAAAAGGGGCAAAAAAGGGGCAGTTGATTGCCAATGTTAGCAAATAATGGCGGATATTCTGTATAAATTGAACGACAAAAACGTTGATTTGACAGTATTTTAGAACATTTGTTTCGTAGTAATCCAACTAAGTAGGATCCGGCATGTGTCTGATATAAACCGCGTAACAGCAAGCCTGAGAGCTTGCTTTTTTATTTGTCAAAAACCAAAAGGGGCAGAAAAGGGGCAAAACTCATTTGCCTTTAGCATTAAGCTTTTCAACAATACTAGCTTTTGTTTTCTTGGTTACATGAGTGTAGATTTTCATTGTTGTCTCCATGTCTGCATGACCTACGCGTTCCATGATTGCTTTTACTGGTATGTTTAATTCAGCAAGTAGGGAGATGTGAGAGTGTCTAAAAATATGACTAGACATTTTCTTTTTGATAGCATCTTTACCAAGTTTGTCATTCATAGCTTTTAGCGAATTGTTGAACGCATTGATTTGAATTGGTTTGCCAGTCTTGCCAACAAAGAGATAAGAAGTCTTTCCTTTAAATTTTAACTTATTCTCTAAAATCAATTCGTCAATTATTTCTATCGCTCGATTCGATAAATCAATTTCACGATATGATGCTAATGTTTTTGGCATCTCTTTTTTTGCATTCTTGTAGCCGTCCGAATAATCTAGAGTACCAATCACTTTTATAGTTTTGCTATTCGGATCGTAATCATCGATTGTGAGGCTTATAGCTTCGCCTGCACGCAGTCCAGTTAAATACATGAACTCAGCTAGCCTTCCGTGATGGACGCTCTGAAACGTGCTGTAATAGACGTTCAATAGCTTGTTGATTTCTTCTTCTTCTAAATACTTATCTTCCACTCTTTCATAAGTTTCTTTTGTTAAAGCTGGTTTAGGAACTTTCGCCCTGTTAATAGGATTAATTTTGATCATTTCCATATCCACTGCATAATCAAGCGCCATTTTTAGCACACTTCGAAACTTCTTCTTATATTCGTAAGATTGAGGTAACTCATTTATGAAATCTTGATAAAATCTTGTGTCTGTATTTCGCACCACCGCAGCAGTGTTAATATTCTTTCGTATGTATTTCAAAAGCTTTTCATAATTAACTCGCGATGACTGACGAATAGAAACTTTGTGCTGATTCCACCATATATCCAATAATTCTCCAAGCGTGATCTTGATTTGATTTTTCTCTTCGATCTTCTTATCGATTTTATCTTGAAGTTCACTGATTGCTTGTTTTTTTGCTTGATTAGATTTGCTGTTAAGAGTGACTGAAACTTTCCTGCTCTTTTCTGTATATGGGTCAGTATATCGTTCAGAATATTTATATTTCCCGTTCGGTAATTCTTCAATCCACATAACTATCACTCCTTTATTCGAATGTATGTTCTTTTTTTGTATGATTAAAAAGCCCCAAAGTGGGGCGGGGTAATACAATAATCCCAATATTAAGGATGAGTATATTGATGAATAATTAGATCTGGAACTTCTCTTTCTGAACCCGATGTAGTCTCATATTTTGTAAGCCCATTGCTAAGAGCATAAAAAACTATATTGTCACCTTCCAGGAGTCGTAAGTCTGAATTTTTTGGGTTATCTTTTAGGAGATGTGCAAGCATTATGTGATCAGGATTTTCATCAGCTACAATGAGGTACTGATATTCCTCATCAGCATCGATCACTTGCCCAATTTGTCCAGACATAATAACAAGGGTATCTCTAAATTTATCGGGGTCTCGAGCAATTTCTTCATATTCAGTATTTGGGCGATATTTTTTATGATCATCAAAACCGTAAAGAAACTCTTTTTTTGAATATTTAGTACTCGTATCGGAAGTTTCATTATTATCAGTGTTACTACCACAAGCACTCAAAAATAATAAAATTAACAGAAAAACCCAAATTACCTTTTTCATTTTATTTCCTCCTTATAAAGTCTCTCTAGGGTCAGCAGCCCACGAGACTACTTTACCGTCGATGTGTAATTCCTCAGCCTCTAAACCACGATATATTTTGCTTTGATAATCTGGCAACCAGCTTTCTGGTTCTAACAATATCCCGTCGTTTAATTTATGAAATCTTTTCATAGTCGTTTCAGTACCGTTAATACGTATTACGCCTATTTCGCCATTGTACAGCTCTTTTTGTGGATTAACATATACAATTGATCCGTTCGTAATTTTTCTGTTCATTGACTCACCATGAACTTTTAAAGCATACACGTTGGGATATTTTTGTATAATATCATCTCTAGCGCCAATTTCTTCTATATCTTCATAAGTCTCTAAAGGTTCTCCGGCTACGATAGCGCCTAGCAAAGGAACTTTATGAGTGCTTACAATCATATTTGTTCGTGGCGGCGGAACTGTTCCGGGCATATCGTAGTAATCTACATTAAGAACTTCAGCTATCTTTTTCTTCATTTCATCTGTAATTGAAACAGATCCTGTTTCATATCTGGAAACAGTAGAAGCATTTTTCCCAATTCTTTTGCCAAATTCTGATTGGCTAAGTTTAGCTAATTCTCTTTTTTCTTGAATGTATATTCCTAAACGAAGTCTTTCCTTTTTTAATTCATCGTCCATTTAAAATTCCTCCGTAAAATTATTTTCTAAAAAAATAAATTTATATAGATACTTGTATATCAATGATTAAAGTATATCAGACTTGCATAACACGCACAAAGAGAACATATTTTTTAAAATAAATATTGCGTGATATGCAATAACATGTTAAAGTACTATTTGTAACAAGAAAGGAGGATAAATAATTTGTTATCGCCAGGTCAACAACTTAAAAGATTACGTGAAAATAATTTGAAAACACAAGAAGAATTAGCTGAATACCTTGGTTTATCGCCTAGCTCTATTAGTAGAAAAGAACAAGATAAAGTGCCAATTTCGTTGGAAGAACGCAAAAAGATACTTGCATATTTTAAAGTTCCAAAATATAAACAAGCCGATTTTTTTTAATTTCGCCAATGCACGTTATGCAAATTTATTTGAAAATTAATGCACGATACGAATGTTATTGAATATGAAACAAAACAAAAATTAGTGTATTTAATATCACTGAATCAATCGTGAAACATTTTTTGTTTTCACGATAAATAACAAAAGAAAGGGTTGCATCATGAACACACAAAAATTTGAAAACAATTTGTTCCAATTAGAAGTTAAAACTGAAAATGGAGAACCGATGTTCGATGCTGAAACCGTGGCAAGAAGTTTAGGTTTTACTACCGTTGCCAAAAGTGGCAACGTTACAGTCCGGTGGAATCGGGTTAATAAATACTTAGAAAAATATCTTTCGACACCAGTGTCGAAAACAGATTATATCAGCGAGCCAATGGTTTACAAACTAGCATTCAAAGCAAATAACGCTCTAGCCGAAAAATTCCAAGACTGGTTAGCAACGGAAGTCCTACCTCAAATCCGAAAGCACGGCATGTACGCAACAGATGAACTACTAAACAATCCAGACTTGCTAATCGAAGTAGCAACCAAACTCAAAGAAGAAAAGACACTACGCCTGATTGCAGAACAACGAGTAAACGAATTACAGCCAAAGGCGGACTATTACGACCGAATCTTGAACAACAAAGGATTAGTTACAGTTAGTACGATTGCTAAGAACTACGGTATGAGCGCTGTATCGTTTAATAAATTACTACATGAATTAGGTATCCAGTTCAATCAAAGTGGCACATGGCTGCTATACAGCAAGTTCCAAGACAAAGGATACACGCATATCGAACCATTTGATTATGAAGATAAAAACGGCAATCGGCAAGTAAAAACAAGGATGAAATGGACGCAAAAAGGACATATCTTCTTATATGAGACATTGAAGAAGAATAATTACTTACCGATGATTGAACGTGAACAAACAGCATAGGAGGTAACACAATGAAGGAAGAAATGAACCAAACACTCATTCTGGTTTCATAATTTTCACCTCGCTTTCTAAAGCGATTATATCAAATGATAGGAGGATAAATAATGACTGAAAAAATCGCCTTGGCAGAAACCATCAAATTGCCTCAATTATCAATGCCAAAGGATGAAGCGATTAAGTATTTTGGATTTGAAGGACATGAATCTACATTCCAAAGATTGTTAGCAGAGTTCAAAGTACATCCAGATTACAAAAGTGGGTATAGATCACCGACTTACAAAATTGTGCTGATAAATATTAATCTATTTGATCAATTTTTAGATTGGAAAGATAAGAATAAATTTAAATAGAGGAGGCAACAGCATGAAAAAAGTCTATTGGCTTCGTAGAACAGGAGCAATGCTATTCGCTTTCGGAATAGGCGCAGCAATCACAGGTAATGTGCCAGAATGGCTCAAAGCAGCATATGTTACAGCAGTTTTCGGCTTAGTTTTGATTTATGACTTTGCGGAATATGACACAAAAAAAGACTAGCCCCCGTCTACCAAACTAAGCTAGTCAAAAATACATCTATATAAGGAGATTATACCAAAATGCAAACAGAAAGAAAATACAAGATTGATAAGTACATCGAACTTGCCAGGCTGACGAAATCGGCCGACAAAAAGGAAGAATTTATCGACTGGGCGCATTACTACTTGGAATTGTCCGAGGCAGAGTTCGAAGGAAAAGAACCTTATCAAGCGAAAATTCCTTATCTTGACGGGAAAGAAAAAAACGAATTCCTGCACAAACCAACAAGAGAATGCTACGACGAATACGTGAAATATTGCAAAACAATTGGGGAACAACCCGTTATTCATGCGATGTTCAGCAGAGAGGTTAACAAACTTTTTGATATGCGAACTGGGAGTAAAAAAATAGGCAGTGAAGTTCGCAAAGCTTTCCTGGAGGGGGCAAAAAAATGAGACGAGATAGTCTAGGTGTGCCGCTAGAACCTGATTATGACGAACCAATTTTAAAGGACGTTTACGGTGATGATGTTTATAAAAATGACACTGTTTACTTAAATTTTGAAGGCATTGTGCTAGAAAAAAATTTGGAACGTTACTCAAAAGAGTACGTGGACGAATTAACAGCAGGCGAAGCAAATGAAGAACTGCGAGAAGTGATGTTGCCTAGCGAGTATTCAGAAATAATTAAAGAAGCATTGCTAACGTGGATTATTAACAACGGTTATGCCGATTATTTCGGATTACAGCCGAAGAGAGGAGAAATGCTGAATGGCAATACTTTATAAACTATCAGAAAACTACAATCAAGTAATTCAGATGGCTGATCAGTTAGATGATGGAACGCTCAGGGACACGCTTGATTCAATTAATGAAGCTTTTGATGACAAAGCTGAAAACATTGCAAAGTCAATTAAAGAAATTGAAGGGCAAGCAGACATTATCAAAGCGGAAAAAGAACGTCTAGCCAAGCGTGAGCAAGCCATGCGGAATAATGCAAAATCAATGAAATCGTACTTGCAAGAGCAGATGGATTTAGTTGGTAAGAAAAAAATTCAAGGCGAACTATTGACTGTAGCCGTTCAAAAAAATGCCCCTTCAGTAAAAATTGAAAGCGAGCAGTACATTCCAAAAGGGTTCTTTGAACCGCAACCACCAAAACTCAATAAAACAGAATTGAAAAATGAATTAAAAAATGGTCTGGAAATTCTTGGTGTGGAATTGATTCAAACTGAAAGTTTGAGGATTAGATAAATGAATATAAAAAAAGCAACCGACCTTCGCAAAGACAAAGACTGGCGCATTATGATTTATGCAAAGCCTGGAACGGGTAAGACTTCATTAGTTAACCATTTAAAAGGCAAAACTTTAATTTTAGATATGGATGACTCAACAAAAGTTTTGGCAGGTTTGCCTAATGTAGAAATTATTGAATTTGACAGAGTTCACCCACATGAGTTTATTACTGAATTTATCAAAGAAGCACCGCAATTAGTAAAAAACTATGACAATCTCGTGATTGATAATATTTCGAGTTTTGAAAAAGACTGGTTTGTAGAACGGGGACGAACATCTAAAAATGGAATTTCTAATGAGATTCAGGACTACTCACAATGGACGAACTATTTTGCTCGCATCATGACAACAATCTACCTCTTAAAGAATATCAATATTTTAGTAACAGCGTGGGAAAACCAGCGAGAGATTACTACAGAGCGTGGTCAAACATTCAATCAATACGCGCCGCAAATCAGAGATAGCGTCCGTGATAATTTAATGGGTCTAACGGATATCGTTGGACGAATGATTATCAATCCAGATACTGGAAATCGAGGGATTATCTTAGAAGGTAATGATGCGGTGTATGCAAAAAATAGATTGGATCAACGAAAAGCAACGCCGGCAGAAGAATTATTTCTGATTGGCGGTGAACCAAATGTTTCAGCTGAGACCGTATCAAAACAATCTGGTGACAGAAGCGAGAAACCATCTAGCGACGGGGAATAAAGGTGTTCTGATTCAATCGCCTCCTGGCAGCGGGAAATCAGTAGTGATTGCTGAAATCGTTCGACTAGCTACTATTAAAGGCGGATATGTGCTGTTTTTAGCTCACCGAAGAGAATTGCTAGACAACATTCGAGAGACGTTAGAGGAAAACGAAGTAGTGCTATCACGTGTGTTGATTTTGTCTGCGGTTATGGCAAAAAACCGATTAAAAACAATGTCACCACCCTCTCTCATCGTCACGGATGAAGGCCATCACGGAAAAGCAAAAACATATAAAGATATCTATGATCATTTTTCAGACGTCCCGCGATTAGGTTTTACCGCAACGCCTTGGAGGATGAATGGGGAAGGTTTTACCGATATCTATGACGAAATGGTGGAAGGCCCAACGATTCAATGGCTGATTGAAAATCAATGTTTAGCACCGTACCGCTGGTTTTCAATTCCTTTGATTGATCGTGCAAAAGTTGATTTTAAAAATGCGACACGTGAAGCTGAAAGTTCGGCGGAATTGTTCGAATCTGACGCAACGATTCAAGGCGATATCATCGGAAACTACAAAAAATACGCTAATGGGAAACAAGCGATTGTTTATGCCCCAACGATTGAAGTGAGCAAACTCATCGTTAAATGGTTCAATCAAGAAGGTATTTATGCGGTACACGCTGACGGAAAGACTCCTACGAAAGAACGTGATCAAATCATGGCTGATTTTAAAGCAAAGAAAATCACGATTTTATCCAATGTTGATTTGATTTCAGAGGGGTTCAATGCACCTGATGTAGGAGTGATCATTCTATGCCGACCAACGCAATCAATCGTTCTTCATCTACAGCAGTCTATGCGTGGTATGAGGTATCGTCCTGATAAAACATCTATCATTTTGGATCATGTGGGTAACGGAGCTAATTTAGGATTACCGGCCGATGAGTTTGAATGGTCCATTGAAGGAAGAAAGAAAAAAACGACTAGCAACAGTGGACCGCCGAAAATGATTTGTACAACTTGTGGACAACAATTTCTTTTAAAAAGTCTTTTGAAAATCAACGATAAACCACACTGCCCGTTTTGCCTTCAAGAAATTGAGATGAAGGAAAAAGAAACATCTGTCACTTTTGACGAAACGGTGGAAATGGTGGAGCTGAATGCTGAAAAAGCAAAAATTGCACGATTTTCACGCAAGAAATTTTCAACGAAACAATCACTAGAAATCAATTATGCAATCGCAAAAGCGAAAGTAGAAATGGCCGGAAAAGGAAATCCGCTATTTAAAATGTTCGGTTCTTTGACCGCTTATCGAAAGAAAGAATATTCATTAGATGTATTAGAGGAATTTTCTCTACTTTGTAACGTATCGATGGAAAAAGTTTTAAAGGCCTACGACTGGGCTTATAAAAAATCTTTAGAAAAACCAGAAATGCCCGAATGGGCGAAAAACACATTTTACTAAGAAAGAGGTATAAAAAATGGGATTTAAAGTAGATTACAACGAAGCACAAGAATTTGGGAACGTAGCAGATGGAGATTATGAAGTAGTGATTTTTAATGTCACTGAAGAAGCAACGAAAAGCGGAGCGGAAAATATTAATTTTGATATGGTAATCCGTAATGATATTGATCAAAAGTATAAGAATAGCCACCTTTTCCATAAAGTATGGAAAGCGAAAGAAACTGGTAAATACAATCGAGGGGCTGTAATGGCTCTAGCGAAAAACTTTGGTTTACCTGATGGAAAAAATTATGATTCATTTGATAAATTTTTAGAAGATTTTGCTCTTCGGACAGCTAAAGTGCGTGTGAAAAATGAACAATCTGAATATAACGGGAAAACGTACGACAATACGAATATTAAGAAATTTGGCCCTAGCGAATATCCAGATCTGCAACACCAATGGAAGAAAAAGGAATCCTCACAAACAGATTTTGGGCGCGACAACAGTTCGTCAATTAATGTCACAGACGATGATCTGCCATTCTAATGAGTAATTACGAACGCATTCCCTCAGAACTCCGTGAATTGAATCAGTGGGGGATTTATAAGCGTGAGTGGGATGAGGATAGACAGAAATGGAAGAAAAAACCGCACAATCCTTTTAACGGAAAACTCGGTAGCAGTACAAACGAGGGCACATGGTCTGATTTTCAGACCGCCCTTGATGCTATCAATAAATTTAAAGCAGATGGATTGGCATTCTATTTCAAACCGCCATACATTGGGATTGATTTAGATGATATTCCTGACGATTTAGAACGGTATCTACAAGGTGATATCGAAAACAACTTAGTTTATGTGTTTATGAATTCAACTAAAACCTATTCGGAAATATCAATGTCAGGTAAGGGGATCCATATTATCGGAAAGGCTAAAATCCCTGGAGAGCGTAGAAGAAAAAAGAATGTAGAAATGTACACAGATGGTCGATTTTTCGCTATCACTGGAAACTTTTTTGGTAATAACAACGAAGTGAATGAAATTCCAAAAACTCAAATGGACTTTCTTTATAAGCGTTATTTAGAGAATGATAACGTGATTACTCACGATTTTTCAAAACCAAATTGGGATGACGGGAATGATTTGTCAGTAGATGAAATTGTTCAAACTGCACTTAATTCATCTACAGGACGTCGATTCAAAATGTTTATGGATGGCGGTTGGGAAAAAGTCTATTCTAGCCAATCAGAGGCAGATTTAGCTTTTGCCAACGATTTAGCCTTCTGGACCGCTGGTGACTTTCAAAAGATGGACGAAATATTCCGAATGTCTGCAATGATGCGAGAAAAGTATGATCAGAAACGCGGAAAAACGACGTATGGAATCGGGATATTAAATAAAGCAATCTCAGAAAATACGAACCACTACACTGGTAAAAAAACAGCAGATGATTACTTTTTATCGATACCAGGCATTACTACAGAAGAAAAAGAAAAGCCTTCAAGATTTTATTCTTATGACGATACTGGGAATTCTGAACGATATCTTGATTTGTTTGGAACGTTAACCAAATACAGCTATGTCAATAAGTGTTGGTACTTCTACAACGGGAAGAATTGGGAACAAGACAATATAGGGGCGATCCGTAAATGGGTAGATCAATCGATTGACGTTCTTAAAAATGAACCAGTTTCTGTTCCTAAAGATGCTACAGAAGATGAGAAAAAAGCGTACATGGAAGCGAAAGCTAAACACGTTAAACGTTCGCGAAATAACGCTGGTAAAGAGGCAATGACGAGGGAGTTGAAACACAATGTAGCAGTTCTTCCGGAAGAATTCGATAGTGACGATATGCTTTTTAACACCCAAAACGGATATCTTGATTTATCAAATGGCATTTTAAATGATCATGATATTTCTAAAATGTTTACTCGGATTTCTAACGCTGAGTACACCGACAAAGATGAGTGTTCTCGTTGGGAATTATTTTTGAATCAAATTTTTGATGGGAATACAGAGTTAATCCGCTACATTCAAAAAGCAGTCGGCTATTCAATGACTGCATCAGTTAAAGAGCAAGTGATGTTTATTCTATTTGGAAATGGTCGAAATGGTAAATCTGTCTTTTTGGATATTATCGCAGAAATTATGGGAAGCTACGCAATGGGAATGCAAGCGTCGAGTTTAATGGTAAAACAGGGCGGCAGTAGCGGACACAATGAAGATATTGCTCGTTTGGATGGCGCTCGATTAGTCACCAGTAGCGAGCCAAACGAAGGCGTTAGACTAGACGAAGGTTTAATCAAACAATTAACGGGTGGTGATAAAGTATCAGCCAGTTTTAAAGGTGGTCACATGTTTGACTACAAACCGAAATATAAGATTTGGCTGGCTACCAACCACAAACCGATTATTCGCGGGAATGATGATGGCATTTGGCGACGATTGCCATTGATACCATTCACTGTTCAAATTCCACTCGATAAAGTCGATAAGACCCTAAAAGAAAAACTTATGCGTGAGTTACCCGGCATTATGAATTGGGCTGTCGAGGGCTGCCTAGCGTGGCAGAGAGAGGGACTGAACCCTCCGGCGGATATTCAAAAGGCTACTATGGAATATCGTCAAGAAATGGACGTTATTGGAAGCTTCATTGAACAATGTTGCGAAACAGGACCCGGTTATTCAATCGGGGCAACGGAATTGTTCAAAGCTTACGACAAATGGGCGAAAGAAATGAATGAACATGACTTTACACAGACGCAGTTCGGCAAAAAGATTTCGGATAAATTTACTAAAGAGAAAAAACAGCGAGTCAGATATTTAGGTATCGGTCTAAAAAATGAATATCGCGAATTTGGAGTTTCAGTACCAGGACTGTAAATACGAACAAACGTTAGTGTGTGAAACAAAAATGTTTCACGAATGCTAAAAAGTAGACAGTTTGTAGACGGTTTGAGACAGTTTTTTTCAAACTGTCTAAGTCAAACTATCGTTGATATACCAATGTTTCTATTACTTATTTAGACAGTTAGACAGTTTATATATAGTAAGAGTAAATATTTAAAAATAATAAGAATATATATAAATTACAGAAGCAACCTCAAAAAACTGTCTAACTGTCTATAAAATCAATGTAACCTTAGAGCCACAAGGGATACAGCGTTTCTTAACTGTCTACAAACTGTCTCAACTGTCTAAAATAATTAGGAGTGTACGAAATGATAAATCTAAAAGAATTAATAAACCAATCGAAAGAAATTGGGAAAATAGTGTTTTATGAAGATTATATGGAAACCGACAACGAAACGTATTTAGCATATAGCAGCTTCCATGCAACAAAAATTTACGAGCATACGGAGGATGATAATTATTTTGCCGGAATCAGAGCTAATCATTTTGCAATTGAAGTAGGGTATGTAGAATACGCTCCAAAAGATACAATATCCTGGAGCGTAGAAGAACCAAATTTTATTTTAGTCACCGCCAACCACAAAGGCACTCGAATCAGCAAACTCCTGGAGATTAATCCATGACAGCAGAAATCGACATCCAAAACGCAATCAGACGAGAATTGCCTAAACATGGACATTTTGTTTATCGCGGCAATGTCGGAAAAGTCAAAACAATCGATGGACGATGGTTCGATACGGGACTGCCAAATGGTTGGCCAGATTTGTTCGGTTGGACAAAAGAAGGTAAGTTCTTTCTGATCGAAGTCAAAAACGAAAAAGGCAAGCTTCGACCAGATCAAATACGATTCGGAGATTTTTTAAAAGAGCAGCCTGTATTGTATGGGGTAGCAAGATCTGTGGAGGACGCTTTGCGGATTGTAAATAAGAAATAAAAATATTTCAAACGCGATAGGAGAACCTAATGAATACAACAAACAATAAAAAATTTGGCAAGTTTCTCGCGTCGAACAACACGTTATCGCCAAGGCGCCCGCAGTTAAGTCCAAAGAAATACTACAAACTGGATTACAGCAAATGCATCTATTCGGTCGTTGGAAGATTGATTAACGAGTATAAACATACTGCTTGTTTTGAAATTGTGAATTGGCACGAAGCCGACGGGGCGATATTGAGAAATTTAGGCCATCGAGTGATTGTTAGAAAATGTGAAGCAGTAGAGATTGGGTAGCAAGGTTTGCTGCTTGAACGATTGCAGTGAACCTTGTATTTTTCGGTCTCAGAAAGCTATGTTAACTGGAGCATTAGCAGAGGAAAAAGGAGGTAATATTTTGTTTAAAAAACAGAATGGTAAACGGAGATGGAGGCGAATTTTGTGGCTTGAGGGCAAGCATTGTCGAAAAGACATTCGTTGGTATGCTGAGTATGATCGAGAAATTCGTGAAGATTTTCATTTAACATATCCAAATCAAGTGTGGAGACATAACACAGATTGGCGTCAAAATAGTATCAATGAAATGAACAATTGGCGGTTATTCGTTGACAAGCTTTAAAAAAAGAAACCCAAGCGAAGCTGGGGCGATTAAGGAGGATTAGAAATGGATATTAAACTAGATAAGTACAGAGATCGTATCAGAATTCTTGTATGGTGTCCGGCTTCTTATGATCACGATGATGGTTATTACGAAATCGCTCATATTAAGATGTCAAAGTCTGAAAATAGTTACATGGAGGATTGGAATTTAGATGAACTATTAGCAAATTTGCAAGTGAGAGACACAGTAGCAGAGTTTATCAATCGGACAAAACAGTTCAGCAATTGGGGCTATTACGGAAGAAGTGAGGTATAGCTATGAAAAAAAAGCAGAACCGCAAATATTTGAATGAATTAGGCACATCTGGGAATTGCATGGATGTTGCAAAATGTGGCAGAGGGGACTTTTGGAAGAAGCAACGTTGTACTTTTGGTTTTGATGAGAGAGAAACGTGGTGTTTAGGAGCTACTATGGTGGAATTATTGTATGAAAGATTACGAATGTACAAAGAAATATGTATTATTGACCTTTCTTACCATACATTCACTATTAACTCCGTGTCAAAAACTCAGGGAGAATGGATAGATATCTTGTTGGAGAAATGCAAGGAACGTATATTATCAACAAGTTTTATGGTTCCTGCCGATTTAGAAAAAGAAATATGGACTATATGGAGTGAAATTTCCCCAACAATGTGGTGGTAAGTTCTATTAACGGAGGACTTAGAGGAGGAAAGTTATGGATGAAATTGTAGAAAAGATCAATAAATATGAACAAAAACATACTGAATACCTAGATAAAATTGATACTGAGGAATTTTTGGAAGATGACGACATCGAAGAGCTTCTAAACGCTCAACTAGACCTATTAAGCATTGCTAGGGCACTAGTTATCACACTGAAATCAAAGGGAAGCTAGCGACAGGTATCAAGGAGGAAAAGTAATGAAGATTGTATTAAATAAATGTTTTGGTGGCTTTGGGTTGAGCCATGAAGCAAAAATGGAAATTTTTAAAAGAAAAAATATTGAAGTATTCCCATACATCAATAACTGTAGCTATGACTCAGATGATGAATACACGAGACACACAGGCCAAAAGCTAGGTTCGATGGATTTTATCTACTATTTCAAAAAAGACCCGAAAATTGACAAAGTTACAGGAATTTATAGCGAAATTGACCGACTGTACGGAATTGCTGATGATTCCAGTTTTTCAAGTGATTCAAACAGAGGTGATAAGGACCTCGTTGCTGTTGTCGAAAAACTAGGAAGTGAGGCCAGTGGACCACATGCAAGTCTTAAAGTCGTTGATATACCCGATGGGGCTGAGTGGGAAATAAGTGATTATGACGGCATTGAAACTGCACATTATGGTTTTCAAATAGGTAGTATTTAGTCCACTATCGACAACTATCAAGGAGGTTTAACTTGGACGATAAACGTTTTATTAAACAATGTGAGAATCGCTTGCGATATAAACAAATTCGCGAGTTGTTGAAAAAAATAGACGAATACTTAGTTGAAAACAATCTCACACAGACACTTATAAACAAAGTCTATTTGGATTTGGATGAGCTTCAAACACAACTAGCTGTGGATTATTTTCAAAATACACATTCCAAGGAGGACGGCGAATGAGTCTAATTGAAGAATTAAAAAGCACCAGCGATCAGTCTTTTGATAAATGGTTTGATCGTTGGTTTGAAAAGAATGATTTTCCTAACACATTTAAAAAATCAGCTCAGCAAGGGTATTCAGGTTTTCGCATTGAATTGAGACGTACAACACCATTATCAGAAAGAGATGAATATCTGAATAGACGTCTGCGTGATCCGCGAACGGTAGTCCGATTAAAAGAAAAATTGCCAGGTATACGTGTCGAGTTCGTCAAAGAGCAGGCAACAGGCCCATTCAGGCTGAGATACACGACTGAGAAATTAGAATTTAGTTGGAAGCAAGCAAACCAGGAGGACGGCGAATGACATGGACCATTATTCTATTCATTTTAGGCATAGCGCTTGGAAGAGAATATGCAAACATGAAATTTAGAAACAGAAATCAGATTATTTTTTACAGATTAAGTAAATCCGCTAAGTCAGAAGTTGTAAAAATTATTAATGAAATGGACGAATAGTTCCGGTAACCACACCATTTATGTAGGAAATGGAGGGAGTCAATTGCTTCAAATTCTAGAACTTTTTGGAGGGATAGGAAGCCCTCGAATCGCTCTTAGAAATATGGGAGTACCAACTAAATCAATTGATTATGTTGAAATCGATCAAAAGGCAGTCGATAGTTACAATGCTATTTTTGCAAATGATCTTGAGAATAGAGTTCAATCAGTAGTTAATTGGAATTTAAAGCCTGATATCCTCATACATGGTAGTCCTTGCCAAGATATTTCAATTGCTGGACACCAAAAGGGAGCTGACGAGGGTTCTGAGACTAGATCGAGTTTAATGTGGGAGACGTTGCGAATAATAAAAGATATGGGAACTTGGCGGCCGCGAGTAGTTATCTGGGAAAATGTTAAGGCAGTGACCGGGAAAAGAATGAGGAAGAATTTCAATCGCTATTTAGATGAAATGGAGAAACTAGGATATTCCAACTCCTTTGAACTACTGGATGCAAGAGATTTCGGAATACCTCAAGCAAGGCAAAGAGTCTTTACTATTTCTATGCTGGATCAACCACAGTTTAATTTTAGAATTTTAAAACAGACACCAATGCGAGATATTCGAGAGTTCCTTTTGAACAACGACGAGGTTGAAAGAGTTTACGATGTCACACAGCCTAGTGTCTTATCGGTGATTGGGAAAACTGGAATAAAACGAGCGACGGTGATCGAAGATTTTGCATACACTATCACTACACGACAAGATCGAACACCAGCGCAAATAATTGATTGTGGGGCTGATCGCTTTCGATATCTAACTGAATTGGAGTGTTGGCGATTGCAAGGTTATTCAGATGAGGACTATAACGCTGCGGCTTCTACAGTAGAAAGAAATGGACGATTTAGAATGCCGATGTATAAGCAGGCTGGTAACAGCATACCAGTTGATATTTTTGAAAGTATTTTTGAAGTCTTACTTTAGGAGTTGATCATTTGCCAAAAATTTTAGACGCCTGTTGCGGCAGTCGAATGTTCTGGTTTGATAAAGAAAATCCAGATGTAACTTTTATGGATTGCCGGCAGTATTACGAAGAATTACCAACAGGACACGTTATTAATGTTAATCCAGATGTGGTTGCAGATTTTCGTGATATGCCCTTTGAAGACAATGAGTTTGATTTAGTCGTATTTGACCCGCCGCATTTGATCCATGCCGGTGAAAATTCATGGTTGGCCAAAAAGTATGGCAAGTTAAATAAAGACTCTTGGGAATTTGATATTCGATCGGGCTTCTTTGAATGTATGCGAGTGTTGAGGCCAAACGGGACCTTAATTTTCAAGTGGAATGAGGATCAAATCAAGTTGCATGACATTAGAGTAGCGATTGCGCCATATGAGCCACTATTTGGCAATAAGCGAAGTAAGACGCATTGGCTGGCGTTTATTAAAGACCTACTGTAACTCAGCCTATCAAGTAAGAATCTATGTGATCATTAATCGATTTTTTGATCACATAGAATTTAGGAGGTATTTATGAATAAACAAGATAAGAAAAAATTGACGAAACATATAGAACTCAATCAACACATGACAGAAATTAGTATGTTTGGCAGAACAGCAGTAGTAGACGTTGTTCCATCAGATCGACTTATAGACTTAATTGATGAGTTAGCGAGTCCAGTCAAAGTGCCGAAATTCGTTGGAGAATTACTTGACTATTATCGTAATTCTACTGACGTCGACTTATTGGCGCTGCTCATCTGCTTCAAAGATTGGTACTTTAGAAAAGACAAACTCAGCGAGAATGAAGAGGCGATTGATTGGCTTGTTAGACATCCAGAAAAATTTATGAAGGCATGGCTAGACGGCTACGAAGTCGAGGAAGAGCCGAAGTGGGTGGTTAAAGTTGGTAATTTATATTTTTGTGGTTGGGAAGATACCACTGCTCAATTTGTGATGAACACGGTGCTTGGTGAAGATGAGTCGATTATCAAATATAAAAATGAGGGAACAGCTTCTTCGGTGGCTAAAAATCTCGGCGGCACAGTCGAGAAAGTGTAGGTGGCGGAATGAATGTAGACTGCTACGGAATCATGACATGCGCAGGAGTAGGCAAGCCATGGAAACTATTTCCTGAAACTTTTACTACGGGAAAAGAAGCAAGTGCGTTTTACGTAGATCATTTATCTAGTGAAGGAAACTTGTTCAGGATAATTGAAATTAACATAGTCAGCCAAAATATGCTGTATCACTAAAGATCCGGTAACCGAAGCAATAAAGGAGGAAAAATATGATTAAAGTAATTCTGTGTTCAATGATCGTATCAGGATTAGTATCTTTCGGCATGATGAGGTTTCAAATGCGGATGATGGAAAAATGGCTTGATAGTTTTTTTGAAAAAGAGACAGAGTGGAATAAAGAGACAATGAGGGATTTTGTCCGGTCCGTTGAGAAAACAATTGGAGGTAGACGATGATACCGAAGTTTAGAGCGTGGGATAAACGAAAACAGCTTATGCGAGAAGTTGCAGTTTTGCATTTTAATAAAAATGGAAACGTCAGCGGAATTGAGTACTGGAAAACACCGTATGATTTGCAATCGATTCATGCGAATTATATCAACGTAATGCAGTCAACAGGCCTGAAAGACAAGAACGGCGTTGAGATATTTGAAAGGGATATTGTAAAAGTGTCTAATCATCCTTTTCAAAAGAAAGAAGACAGTGCAGGTATCGAAATAGATGGCGATTACTTAATCGGATGGTCTGATCATAATTTAACTTGGCTAGCTGGCGATTTACTTTTGTATCAGCTAAAACCTTATATCGAAGTTATAGGCAACATCTACGAAAACCCAGAGTTATTGGAGGTGGAATAAATGTTAGACATGAAAATATTTGATTATCGAATTACTAGCGATTCACGTCAAGTGATTTTGAGTAAAGCGCTGAGAAATGAAGATGGAGAACTGTATGAAAGAAAAACTCCTAAAGGCAAAATGGAAGAGGCTCGCAGTGTTATTGGCTACTATTCTAATGTCAGCAAGGCTTTAATCGGCTTACAACGCGATTATGTGTTACATGGCGACAAGCCTATTAACGACATCAAAACATATAAAGAAGAGCTAGAAACGATTACTAAGGCGTGTGAGGATAGATTAAACATGGGAGAACCATTTAATTAATCCGCTAACGTCGCCTATCATGTAGGTTTAGGAGGGATAGAAATGAACACAACAGAGGCTGTAATTAGAATCATTTCGTTTATCATTACGTGGCGTTTAGTCGCTTATATATACAAATCGTACAACAAAAAAATAAGCGAGTTGAGTAAACGAATGAAAACGTTGGAGACACAAAACGAGATATACATTGATTTTATTATGAAATTGAATGATCTTTTGAATAAACGTGATACCCAAGATACAGATTGATGGAGGCGATAGAATGAAACTAAAAGAACTAATTGAGCATCATACGCTAAAAGTTATTTTATGCGGCCACTGCGAATGTGGAGAACGCAAGTATGATTTGATAACAGATCATAATCTCGCTTATCCGCCAATTCATGAATCGACTATTCTAGAAGTTAAGCCAGAGTTGTTGGAGGTGGAAGGATGATCATCCAAAGTAGTAAGAAACTGTCGAAATGTACCAAAGAAGAATTAGTTCTTTTACTCAGAGGTGAAGTAGAAAATCGATCGAAATTGATAAAGCTACTAGAAAAGGAATGGGACCAACATAATGAGGAAATCGAAGATCAAAGATTTCCCAATTATCAAAGTCCTGAAAAGGTATCTTTTTTGGCCGGAATGGAAACAGCGATTAATTCAGTCAAAAGATTTTATGAAATTAAGTAGATCCGGCAACGTCGCCAATAGAGGAGGGATTTGAATGGCAACATTATTGTTAATTATTTGTATTGCAATTACGGTTGTTGGAATATTGTTAATGAATGAGTGGGATTACGATCTGTTGGGCTATATTTTATTAATCTTGGGATTAGTATCAGCGATAGTTTTCGGAATAAATGTAGTAGCTAACATGGACGAAGTGGCTTCTGGCAAAGTCATCAATCAAAAAATATCGATGTATCAAACAGAAAACAGGAATATAGAAGAGCAAGTCGATACACTAGTTAAAGAATACATGGAGCATGAGGATAATACATTTGAAAATGCTAGATCAAAAGACACTATGACGCTTGTGTCGTTGTATCCAGAATTAAAATCAGATTCTTTAGTCAAAGAGCAAATCAGCGTATACAACAAAAATAATGCTCAAATAAAAAAACTTAAAGAGAAAAAGATTGACGTTTCAGTAGCTAAATGGTGGCTATATTTTGGGAAATAATTAATTGAACAACGGGGGAAGAATGATTGAGTAGAAATGATTATCTCATAAACGAATTAGACAGGAAGTTTGCGAATTACCCGAATTACAATAGAGAAATCGCGATTCGAAAAGAAGAACTAAAAATGAAAGAGGCTGATGAGAACATTGGTGGCGGCAAAGGAAATATTCGCAGTAATCCAGTTGAAGAACAGGTGATTAAAGAGTTATCTGATCCATATATTGTTAATCGTCAGCTTTGGAAGAAGTGCGTCAAGGAGACATTGTCTGAGCAGGATGATGATGTCCGTAGATTAATGGAACTAAAATATTGGGGCTCAGATAGTTGGATGGATTGGGCTTCGTTTGGAAAGAAACATGGTTATAGTAAACCTACAATTTATCGAATCAGACAAAAAGTTTTATTCTCCTTTGCACGAAAAATAGGTGAAATAAATTAATTTGAGACAAAAACGTGTAGTTGTCTCACTGTCAACCCCTATAAAATGATAGAGTAGATAATTCACCAAGCAGACGACTCAACCTAACTTTATTGGCATGAAGTTTCTCCTTATACCTCTTAACATATATACGTCTAGCTTGGTGGGTTATTCTCTTTTTGACTACACTGCCACTTTGCGGAAACAGAGTAGGCAAACAATTGGCGGCATGAAATAATGATTTCTACATTGAGTGTGCCGTCTTTATGTCACTGTGGCGGAAAGGGTAGACGCTATAAATGGGTAGAGGTGATAGACCTGCCCTGATGTATGGCTATCAAAACAGTGCAAGGTTCGATTCCTTGCCAGTGACTTAGACGTGTAGCTCAGTTGGTAACCTCGTTTCACGTCAATAGCAACCGAGGATATAAGTGGTACGTGGAGGAACAGCACGATGACGGTGCTATGTAGGTTGCTTTATACATATTTGGTTAGATGGTCGGAGTTAGTGATAGACTAATTCCACGATGGCTGGGATAGAATCGGTAACCCTGTCTATCTAAAGTACATAATCAAAATTACTTGAAAGAGGTTTTGGATATGATGTTAAAACAATGGAATGAATTAAGAAATGACTACAGAACTTTTGAGAAAAACAACTTAGAAAAGAGAATTGAATTCGAAAAGAAAAACAAAGAGTTCAAAACTAAGAATGAAAAGTTCAGAAAAAATGTAGAAGAACAATTAAAGAAATATACATAATCGAGATCGCTTAGGCGGTCTTTTTATTTTGGCCGAAAACCTACATTTTCGATGGCCGATTATTGGAGGAAAAATAATTATGGACGATGAATTAATTAGTGAAGCTAGAAAGATAGCAATTGACTTTAACGGGGTTGAACAAAAATTAAAGCCAGTTCACTTACAACACAGAATGCGAATTGGAATCAACAGAGCAACAAAGCTATATGAGCAGTTAAAGAATGAAGGCTTAGTTTAGCAGTCTCCTCGTGAGGCTGTTTTATTTTGCTCAAGGAGTGATTTGAATGTATCGACCGCAATATTTAGAACAAAGGTATGAGGTGACGAACATATATGCTGAGTCTAATACTGTTCCATATTTTACTATTCGAAAGCCAATAAAGAGTAATACATATAAACGTAAAGAAAACAATGAAGTCATTAGGCGATATGGAAGAAAGATATATCGAAGAAAGGACTGATCCAATTGAGAAACTACTGGTACATTTCATTAGCTGGCAACTATCCGCAGCGCGCAATGTCTGCGCAGATAGCAAAGCGTTATACCATTGTTGAGCTGACGGATGAAGCGACACCGAATGAGATTGATCAGTATAAGTTAGTTCTCATTGGTATTGGTTGGTTTAAGGATGAACATATACAGGCAAACATAAAGAGGTGGTTAAGGTGACATACTTTGAATACTTGCAGCAGCGTTTCAATCACGCAAGAGATAAGCTACCTGATTCATACACTGTAGATGACATTGCTATTCATGTGCTTAAGTCAGAGAGTCACAGCAGTCCTGAGTATGACAGCAAGGAACAGACACTTGCATGGTTTAGATTCTTTAAGTGGACTAAGGAGGAAGAGTAATGAAGTTATTGGATTTGTTTCTAAAGAATAAAATTAAAAAGGAAAAAGAATATGAAGCCTTATTAGCTTTGAGTAAGGATTCGAACTTACCTTTAGAACCAATTAATTCTCTTCGAATACAACAAGGATTACCAGTATTAGTTGACAGAGACTGGCTTCCTAAAGGGACAAGAATATTGAGTAAGCATGAGACGAATAAACTATTTTCAAAGGAACCTAACCTACTAGAAATCAAACTGAAGGATACTGATTCGGTTCCTGAAGTCTTGTATCGAGGTGAGAAGCTAGGTAAGTATCCTGAATGTTTAGTTGATATCTCTTATCATTGGAAGGTCGATGACTTTAGCAGTAATGATTGTGGTGCTAATGATATCAATATTGAATACTATTCGACACCGAATGATAGATACCTAGACAGAAAGACCATCGGACACAAGAGAGATATGTAAATGATTGAAGTAACTACAAAAGAGGACAGAGCGAAGTTTTATTCATCATCACAGTGGAAGAAGCTAAGGCTTCAAGTTTTAGAGAGAGACCACTATGAATGCCAGTGGTGCAAAGAAGAAGGTAAAGTGACAACTGTTAATGATGCTATCTTAGAAGTGGATCACATTAAAGAGCTGGAACATCATCCAGAGTTAGCAACTGATATGGATAATCTAAGGGTTTTGTAAAGACTGCCACAATCGCCGCCATCATCGGTTTAATTATCGTCCCAAAAGCAGAGCTAAGAAATGGGCAGATGAGTGGTGGTAGAAAAATGGCTCGTTAAAGTTCAAAAAAAGAGAAGACTATTTCATCTTGACTATGTCCACGAATCTATAGTACCCCCGGGTCAAAAATTTTGGGGTAAAAAAATCT